TACTTCGATCAAATCGGTTACAGATGAAACCATAGCCAACGTCACCAAAATTGCAGGACAAACGGCTAGTGCATCTGCTCCAGTATCGTTCCCGGCAAGTGTGGCAAACGAAACCACGGTTGCTAATCGAGCAACACAAACCAGTGTCAATGCAATTCCAACAAACCCGTTGTTGACTACAGACACTAGACTCAACAATCTAAATGCCCCAATTGGTTCTATTCCAACAAACCCTCTGCTAACAACAGACACACGTTTAAATAACCTGAATGCACCAATTGGATCAATCCCCACCAACCCACTACTCACAACAGATGCAAGACTCAACTTCCTTGATGCAAGTATCGCAACCAGTACAAGTTCAATCCTTGGAGCAATTACAGGACTAAACAACCTGTCTGCTAAAGCTAATTTGTTTGGTGCCGCAGTTCTTGAAGCCCCAGAAACCGGATCATCAATCTATGAGTTTACGCTTGTTGTTAATGATGATGAAGGCAAGCTGGTCAATCTGGACACAGCACCGACAATCACAGCTACGAATTCATCGGGTACAAACCGTTCAACAAACTTGTCCGCAGTCACCAACCCAAGTGTTGGACGTTACAGATTTACTTACACAGTATCATCTACACACCCCAGGGAAGGACTGCAAATCGAAGCTAGTGGAACAACCAGTACAGAAGCTCGATACGCTATATGGGCAGGAGCAGTAGTTGACTTCGATCAATCAACTGTACTTGCTCAAATAGTTTCAGATTTGTCCCTCAAGCCAACTCTGGTACAGATCGAAGCATCCACAATTCTTGCTAAAGAATTAACTGTTGCTAATCGAGCTAGCCAAACAAGCGTAGATGCTTTACCAAACACAACTAGAAATCTAGTGATGAATTCGATGCCTGGTGGTGGTTGGGCTAATGGATCGTTTGGAGACAGATGGATCATCAGCAACAATTCCAATCGAACAATTGGGGTCACAGGTTCTGGTTCTGGGCATGTCCATGCTGTTATTCATGGTGCGGAAACAGGGGTATTTGTACCAACAACATTTACAACAGCAGTCTATGACACAATCACGACTAACTTGTTAGCTACTTCACACTCCAGTTACACCACCCCAGGAACAGTCGGAAAGACACTCACCGATACCAACACTGGTGTATCAAGTTTACTAACCCGAATACCAGCAGCAACAGCACAACTGGTAGTCGATTTGGCAACGATGCTATTGGGTTCAAATTCTCCACTTGTCCGTTGGACAGCTCAAGCTCTCAGTTTAGCTCCAGCAGGGGGTGGTGGTGGTGGCGGACAAACATCGGTTACTCCAGAAGCATTCATCAATCTCGACAATAAATTGTTGGAGAAAAACACGTTTGTGTTCTTTAACAACGAGACTCGAACATATTTGGTTACACTTGCTTCCGGTGTGTTTGATGGACTACCCATGACGTTTTGTCTTGAACGAACAGACAAATCAACCTTGACTGCCGTAACTGGACTAACTTCCACAACCAATGCTGTGTCTGTGACAATTCCCAGCATTACTCCACAAACGGACAACTGTTTGCACTGGTCCCTTAGAGATTCTGCTACTGGCAGAATCATCCTATACGGTCCAGCCATTCAGAAGTACGCAGCATTCAACAACTAACCCACCCCAGGAGAACTCATGAGCGATCTTGTTTCCAAAATACAAGAAATTCAAGCTGGTGTCGGCCCTCGACGGGTTAAAACTCCACAAGAAGAAGTTCAACAGTTCTCCTTAAAAGAATTGATCGACGCAGCTAACAGGATTGGTTCCAAGAAACCATCCTTGAGCAACATCGGTTGGACTCGGGCAGTTCCAAAAAACAACTGCCACTGTTCTGGACTAGAGAAAGGTGTTTGCAATGACTCGTAGCTGGATGCAATTTCTAGCTGCTCCAAAGAATTGGTTTCGCAATCGAGAAGTTGTTCCTTACAATCAAATTCCACGAGAACGGTTCTTACGAGCCATTAAACACCCGTGGGTTAGACGTAAGTTAATGACCATTTCGATTGAACAAGACGAAGAAGGTTCTCACTACCACGGTATTCTCAACACGCTCGCTAACGACTGTGTTGGGCCTGCCCCAGTGATTATCGGAAGTTCCACTAGCCCAGATGTCAACACAAACATCGAAGATCAGTGGAACAAGTTTTGTCAGCAAACCGGGCTAGGTAGTCAGATTCGATTACTTCGACGAGCAGCAGCCCGTACTGGAATTGGTATCGGTATTCCATTCAAAATGGAAAACACCATCCACCAAGTACAACTAGGACTCCGAGTAGTAACAGCCGAGAAACTACTCAATCCCCCAGGACAAGGAGTAGAATCTCGATGGTGGGATGGTATTCAGTACAACAAAAACTGGGAACCAATCAACATTCACTTGGACACTGGTGAGTTCTATAGCACCAAAGACATTATTCTTTGGTGGAAGAACAAGTACGAAGATCAAATTTGTGGAATTGTAGAGTGTGCTCCAGCACTCTGCATATTCCCGTCAGTCAAGAGATACTTAGACTCTGTGATTCGTAGTGCTGAGTTTCGTTCAGCAATTCCAATGGCTCTCAAACTCGACCCTACAGTGTGGGGTAAAGAAGCAGCAGAGTCAATGGGAATGCCAGAAGGTGAATTCAAGTACGAACCAGGTATGATTCCAACACTCCCTCCAGGAACTACCCTGGAAGGTTTATCATACTCTGGTACGACATCAGAAGATGCGGAAGCTCTTGATGCGATGGTCGGTGCTGCTGCTCGTTGTATTAACATGCCTGTTAACCTTGCCACAGGTAACAGTCGTAAGTACAACATGGCTAGCAGCCAAGTAGACTTTGGTCCTTGGAAAAGCACCATCAACATTGATCGAGAAGATTTTGCTCCAGTGATTCACAGAATGGTAACTCTCTGGTCAAAAGCAGGAGCTTTAATACCTAAGTATTTTTCTGCTACCACCAACAGATTTATCGCAGAAGAAGGGATTAACTACTCATTGAGTTACTCCCAAGTATTCTCCCACCCCGACCCCCAGAAAATTAGTAACAGTACAGCTACTGATCTTCAATCTGGGGCAAAGACTCTGGTAAGAATCTACACCGAACGTGGACAAAACCCACGACGAGAAATTCAACGAGAAGCAGATTTGCTAGGAATTTCATACAAAGACATGTGTGAAGTATTGCTAGCAGGTCGAACCCCATCGGCAGCAACAGTGTTGACCGACCCAGAAGAACCTGATCCAGTAGAAGAACGTGAGGATTCTGATGAAACTGAGTAAAAGACTCAACACAATCAAAAAAGCTAGAGACGTGTTTAACAACAGTTCTCAAGCACCACCCAACTACCGGCCAGCAGAAGGTGAAGCTATCTTCAACCTAGCTACCGAAGCGACTGCAACACAAGCCGAAAATGGTTTACACGAACTGTCGTTTACAGGCTACTCTGGCGGTCCCGTTAGTCTACGAGACTACGGCTACGAATACCCAATGATCTACAACATTGCAGGAATCGAGCACAAAAACTCCATCCCAATGTTGTTTGAACACTGGGAACCAATCGGTCACTCAACGTCTTTAGTAAAGACTAACAGTAACCTAAGCGGGAAAGGAGTTACATCTTACCCATCACCCGCCAGAGAAACGGTGGCAGAAGCCCTTAAAAATGGTTTCCCTTTTGAAGCCAGCATGGGACTTCGAATTACCAATAAAGAAGATATTACGTTCCTTAAACAAGGAATCAAACGTAGCATCAACAATCGTGAAGTGACGGGACCAATGTACGTTGCTGAACGCTCCATCTTGAAAGAAATGACAGTCACGATGTCTGGTCGTGATTCTGATACAAACTTTGGTCTCTTAAACAAGGAAGCACAAATGCTTTTGCAAAACTCCACTCCACCTGCACCACCCGTTCCACCAGCAGAGCCTCCTGCTCCTGCTGCTCCCCCTGCTGCTCCCCCTGTAGCCCCACTACAGAATACAGCTCCACCTGCTCCTGCGGCTCCAGTCGCTCCAGCTCCTGTACAGAATTCGGGAGTTACTCGAACAGAACTTGTTCGGCTCTCTCGATTGTTAAACTCGTATCCTGACCATGCTGACAGTATTGAATCTCAATACTCGGCTGGAACGGACCTCACTACCATCGAAAACAGCATCAAGCTGAAAATCTTTGAGAACGGATTGCCTCAAGTGCCGAATCTCACCCCACAACAACGGTCGTCAGCAGGTGACGAAATTGTAGCACAGTTTGCTCTGTCTTGCAATATCTCCCCAGAAACGATTGCCAAGCACGTTGACAAGAAAGTGCTTGACAACTGCCTTGGTGGTTCCCGTTGGAGCTTTGTTGAAACCCTGGTCAACTTGGCCAACAGCACCGAACGTCAACGACGATTCACTGGATTCAGTGACGTTGACATTTTGTGCAGCAGCATCAAGACCACCACTCAGCACTCGTTCCTCGGAATCAACAACAGTGGATTCTCGATGATCGACATGCCTAACCTTCTCAAGAAGGTTACAAGCATGATGTTGGAAGAACGATGGGCAATCAACACCCCGTTTGCAGTCCAGTACCTCAAGGAAGAATCCAACAAGGACTTCCGAGTCACCCAGAGAATCCGTCCAGGTGGCGGTAAGATTTGGGATGAAATGAAGAACGACGGAAAAATCGAAGAAACCGAATTCGGCAAGGAAACCGAATACCGAACCAAGCTGTCGACTTCGGCTCAGTTGGTTGTATTCAATCGTGAGGACATCATCAACGACGATATGGGTGTGATCGCTGACATGCTCGATGCGATGGTCGAAGGTGCATTGATTGTTCCAGACATGAAGTTGGGCAAACTGATGCTCGTCAAAGCAGCAGCAGCCAACTCCTTCTGGGTCGATGCTGATAACAGTCGAGCCAGTTTCGCACTCAACCGAGCAAACCTTTCCACGGCATACAACGCTGTACGTCAGTACAACGAAAATCGTGGCAAGAACTTTGTTAACCTCATCAACGATCGTTGGATACTCATTACCTCGATCACCGGTGAAGAAGCTGCATTCGAGTTGCTCAAGCAATCCCGAGTCGTCCAGGAAACTGGAGCACCAAGTCCTTCCAAAACTGGTGAAGCAAACTACTGGTTTGGTAAACTCGATACTGTCGCTTTCCCGCAAATGAGCAACAGCAGCTTGCTCGGAACTGGTACGTTCGTCAGTGAGAACACTTGGTTGCTGTGGCCGAAATCGCAACGATTTAGCCCATACAGCATCACCTACTTGCGAGGTCAACGACGTCCAACCATCGAAGCTGTCGATCTTCCAGCAAACATGTTGGGGACCGGTACTCGGGGTTATTGGGACATCGAAATCAACGAACGAGAACGGGAAGCTGTTCTTCGAGCCAACGGCTAAGCCTTCAACCATCCAAGCTAGTCTCTGTTAGCTAACAACATTCAGCTCACAGACGAATCATTCTAGGAGAGTTTAACAGAGTACACTGACTTGCTTCACTCCTTAGCAAGTTAGATAATAACAAACTCTCCACCCTAGAATCTTTGTCTGTGGGCCTTTCTTGAACAACTTCCACAAGGAAACGACCTTATGCCTATTTCGACTCCAAACCGAGTTGCCGACCCAGTGATGCTGGAACGGTACGATGCACCCTGCGTAAAGAAACAGGGTGGAGCAATTTCTGTCAACTACTACAACACAACCGGCAGCACCATTCTACAAGGTGAACCAGTACAGTTTGGTGGTCGAGTCGGGATTGCCCAATCTGTGATCCTCCCAGGAACTCAAGGGACACTGATTATGGACTGGCTTGTTGAAGCCAGAATCGGTGGTACTCTTGCTGCTGACATCTTGCAAAACGACACCGTTTGGTGGAGTTACGATGTTGCGAGTGTTGCTACGAGTGCTGTGGGTGGTGCAGTTCGAGCTGCTCCAACCAACGGTTTTATTCTTGGTACAGCAGTCATCCCTGGTGGTGCTGTTACACTCAACGGTTCCAACAAAGCAATCGCAGCTCCCTCCGGATCAACTTCGGTAAGAGTGCTGCATAGTGCTGAACCTTCCCCAGCAATCGGAACGGTTCCGACGTTCAACTAAGTCTAGCAACTCCTAGACAGAAACACTACTCTTTCTAGGGAAACAAAGATGAATTTTCTTTCCTGGGGGCTGGATTTCTTGTATAAACAAGCAGAACAATTTACTGATGTTGATCTGCTAATTGGTTATCCAGGCCAGCCCCAGTTTGAAATAACGGGTACTATCTCTGAGTGCAAACACTTGCTAGACTCAAACTCAGTCAAGACTCAAGCTCCTCGGTTCCATATTCTGGTTCCCACAAAAGACCTGGCTAAGTACGAAATCTCTTTGGTTCGAGGACTACAAATCCTCAATCCAGCCACCAACGTGACTTACGAACTTGTCATTGATGCAAAAGGCTCTTACTTTTACAACGACGGTGAACATCGCCGCACAGTATTAGTAATGAACGAGAAAGGTTCTCCATGCTAGCCGAACTAGCCGAATCAGTTACTACCTACCTCAACACCCTCCCAGGAACAACGTGGGGTGACTATAAGGTAGGTACTTATGTTACAGCCGAAACTGCACTCGATCCTGAAAAGGTTCGACAAACGTCTACCAAAAAGCTGTACGTGATGCCGTTGTTTACTGGGTTGTCTATGGATAACTCAACTGGTCGACAACGAAAGACTTCGATCCAAAGTCTACCACTACTTTCAGTGACCCTGTTAATTCCTTTTGACTCTTTTAGCAAAAACGATGTAACAGACTGGGTGGAAGTAAGACGCATATTGGACCTTCGGGAACGAATTGATTTGGCTATCTGCCGAGGACTATGGGAGCCATACGTTATCAGTAACGTAGACCCACAACCCCCAGTAGAAATCGAGCTAAATCAAAGAACCTTTCTGTCATCAACTGAGTTCACTTTTGCAACACAGGTTTGCTAGTCATGTTCAAGTATGTTGCTCGATCACTATTCTATCTACAAAAGTTCAACACCCGTGTTGATCGTGGTAAAAAGAATGGATTGACAAGAACAGCCGCACTCATTCGTGGTGCATGTATTCGCACCCTCAAGATTAGCAAACAAACTTCCTCCCCAGGAAACCCGCCGTTTGCTAAGACTAGGGGTGGTTTGAGAATCATCGAGTTTGTTACCTACTCAAACGGAGCTATCATTGGTCCTGTTAAGTTTCCAGGTAGCGACTTTTTCAATCAACCTGTTCCACACATTCATGAGTTTGGTGGAACATTTTTCAGTCAGTTTAGTTACTATTCCTACCCTGAACGATCTTACATGGGTCACACTGTTAAGCAGCTAACTGCCCGTGGTGCGATTGCCAAAGAGTTCAAGGTGGGACTAGCTCGCCAGTTCAACTTCTAATACAAGGGCTTACTTATGCCAGGGCTTACCGATCTTACCGATTGTGACAAGAAAGGTTCTGAGGTATCGTTGTACTACGATACTGCTGACGACCCAACAACATCGGGTGGTTCATCCTGTACCACTCCAGTGTGGGTTTACCACAAGGGAATCACAGGAGACTTGTCCTTTAACGAAACCGATGACGAAGAAGAACTGTCGGTTCGTGATCCAGACATGTATTACAAACAATACAGCGAGTCAAAGAGCGACCTGGAGATTTCTGGAGAACAAACAGTCAGCCCAACTTACGAAGGGTATATTTACGTCAACTCAGCTCGCCCAGGAAGTTTTGCAAGAAACTTCTTGGCTCTAACCGGATACTTGACCGAAGTCGGCAACGTAGGTTTCAAAGGCAAGTTCCGCAACTTCGACCGATCAATCACCGGACCTGAAACCGGAGCACCTAAACAAAACATCAAGCTGAAACCAGCAGCTTGTGTTAAGTCTGGTTGTAAGATCACTCCGGTCAAAGTTGCTACAGCAAGTACACTTGCCACCTACGACCCAGGAGCATTTGCTGCTTTGGACATGAAGTCCATGGCAGCAGAGATCGCAGCTCACCCCATCTACCAAGCTATCAACCGTACAACCGCAGAAGAAGTTTTCACTTCTGTTGGCCCACTGTTGAAGTTCTTGGGTGAACCAACCGTCGATGACCTGCT